CAAACACCAACCACACCCACCCACCCAACCCCCACACCCAGGTGAAAACACACGACCGCACCGCCGGCACACGCTAGCCGTTGAGCTGTGTGGTTGGTGGCTGCTGGGTTTCCGTATACGGGGATGGTGTGGGGGTGTGGGTGGGGGGTGGTTGTGTCCTGGTTTAGGCGTATACGAAAACTGGGTCTGGGGGTGCGTGAGGCCTTGGTATACGCGTATACGGAAACTGTGGGGGTGTCACACCCCTCTTAGGCGTATACGCGTATACGCTCACCGGCCATGCGACCCGTCAGCGGCAACGCCCGAGCCAACGTCGTCTCCACACGCCTCTCCGACGCCGAATACAGAGCCGTCATGGCCCAATCCGGCGGAAACAGGGCCGGATGGCTCCGCCAGCTCATCCGACACCACCTCGGAATCGCCCCCATGGGCACCCCACCACCCCCGATCACACCCCCCACACCCGCACAGAGCTCCCCACCGGCCACCCGCAAGCCCACACGGCCAGCCCGAGACATCCGCCGGCGCCCCAACACACCCCCCACACCCACCACAGAGCCCAAACCCCAAGACAACACCGTCCCACCAGACGAAACGCCACAGAGCACCCCCACACCCCACCGCCACCGCCGCCAACGCACCGGCGAACACTGGATCGGCGGCACAGACGTCGGCACCTGGAAATGCACCGACTGCGGCGTCACCCTCGGCCCCCTGCAGTAACGCACCCAGACACGCCCCAGCTGTATACGCCCGAATCACCCCGGCTGTATACAACTCGGACAGTTGCGGGGTACAACTGGGGTTGCACGGATAGCCCAGACCGAGTAGTGGACGAAGGAGGTAGCCATGCAGCCGTCTCAGATGAACCTGCCCTCGCGGGTGGTCAGTGGGCGTGTCTCGGCCGCCCAGTTCCTCTCCCTGGAGCAGGAGTTGGCCGACCGGGGTGTCAAGCGCACCCAGCTGGTGGCCCAGCTGGTGCTCACGTGGCTGCGTGCTGCCACGGGTCGGGGGCATGTGTGCACGTGCTCGGACTGCCCTGGGAACCTGGCCACGATGCGCCGGTTGGGTGCGGTCGAGCGGGATCTGCTGGAGGAGATGTCGGCCTGACCTGGCATTTCGGGCGGCTTTCGGTGATACCGAATGCTAGGATCCCGGACCCATGAGCAGGAGACCGCTCGGCAAGGCCGGCAGGACCCAGACCAAAACGGTCAAGCTGACCATGTACGAGGTCGAATACCTCGAGCAGAAGTACGGCTCAGCATCCTCCGGGCTACGTGCCGCGCTCAACCAGATGCTCCCCGAAACCGTCAACGACCCCGGGCGCGTACCGCGCCCGGGGTCGGTCATCGCCCAGCAGGACCACCTGTTCAGCGACCGATCCACCTGCGGGCCACTGGTCACCGACCACCCCGGGTGGGTCACACTGGCCCGGGGACGCAAGACCCGAACCGTCATCAAGGCGTGCCGCGTATGCGGGCAACGCGTCACCGAGAAGGAGCAGCCGTGAAGACCGACGACACCGCCTCCGGTATCGCTCCGGACTCCCGCGAGGGCACCACCCTGCGGACCTCCGCCACCACCGGGACATCCGTCACCCTGGAACAGGCCACCCGGGTGGCACTGACCTCCCTGATCCGTCAGGCCGAGGCGCGCAGTGGTGAGCTGGACGCCACCACGGTGTCTGTCGAGGTCAAGATGATGCGCACCAGCCCGGGGGAGGGCGGCCGGTGCCTGGTGATCGCGACCGGCACCAGCTACAGCGGCCCGTATCTCGACGGGATGGGCGTCGACGGGTTCGATGCTTGAGGCTTTGACCAGGGCGATCCTGCTGCGTGAGGCGATCCGCACGCGCAGGGTCGACCCCGGCCAGAGCACCGAGGAGTCAGGGAGAACCGTGAGCGCGCGAACCAACTACGCCGTCGCACCTGGTGAGTACATCACCGAGTGGATCGAAGAACACCACATGGACCGGCACGACCTGGCCTGGAAGCTGGGCGTGCCGGTCACGTTCGTCAACGAGCTGCTGGCCGGCGCCGTCGCCCTGGACGAGGGGGTGCGTACCGCTCTGGAAAAGCTGACCGGCATCCCCCGCGAGCACTGGCGTCGCCTGGACTCCCAGTACTGGGCAGACCGGGAACGTATCGCCGCCCAGGAGCACCAGGCTCGTTCCTAAACGGGGGAAACCGGTCATGGTTTACCCTCGACGCAAAATGCAAAACAGACAATCGAACCAATAGACACTAACGGCCCCCTTTTCCGGTAGCGGGAGGGGGCCTTGGTGTGCATGCTTTGGTCCACAGGGACGCGGGGCCGCACGCGATTATTTTTTGCAGGGAGGACTCCGTGCCCGTGACCCCCCAGGACGTCGAGCTGTACAACGACGTCGTCTCTGGGGCCGTCATGTACCCGCAGGGACTCACCCTCATCTACCTCGGCGTCGAGGCGCTGTCGCCGCACCCGCTGAACGCCAACTCCACCGACATCGACCCCATCGTGGAGTCGATCGAGGTCAACGGGTTCATCCAGCCCGTCCTCGTGCAGCAGTCAACCGGGTACATCATCGACGGCTGGCACCGGTACACCGCCGCCCGGTCCCTGGGCGCCACCCAGATCCCCGCGATCGTCATCGACGTCGATGACTCCACCGCCCGGCGCCTGCTGGTCGCGATCAACCGCACCGCACGTCTGGGCAGGGACGATCCCGGGCTGCTGCGTGACCTCATGGACCTCATCCGCGCCGACGACGAGCAGCTGCTGGGCACCGGTTGGCACCCACTGCAGTACGACGCGTTCCTCGAAGCGATCGACACCCCCTACACGCCCGAGCTGGACGACATCGAGCCCGAACCCATCGGTGGGGCCAGGCAGCGCGGGCAGGTCATCCACTGTCCCGCCTGCGGGCACGAGTTCGGAGGTGGCAGGTGAGCGACCTCATGCTCGATGACTACCCCCACACCGAGCCGGAAGCCCCCACCGGTGAGCTGTCCGCCCGCATCTGGGACGCGCTGTACGAGGCGCGTGAGATCGCTTTCGGTCACCGCCACCAGCTCATCGCACGTGGCCTGGACGAAGAGTCTGCCAACCACGTCACCTCAGGGGCGCTGTACGAGATCCAGGACCAGCTGCTGGCGCAGGTGCGTGAGTCGTGAGCGACACCCCAGATCTGATCAGCCTGCTGCGGCAGGCGGACGCCGACGGCGCCATCCCCTCACCGATCCGGGGGGAGTCCATGGAGAACTACCGGCTGCGTGTCGCGCACGCCGGCGCCGTCATCGGCATCGCGTTCTGTCAGCACGTCTCCAGCAGCGAGGGGGACTGACGATGATCCGATTCCCGGACCTGCGTGAGGTCCGATACGAGAACGGTGGCACGCTGCGCGCCTGGACCTGCCCCAGGTGTGCCACCAAGGGCGCCGCCCGCACCATCGGGATGGCGCAGCGCATGTACCGGCTGCACATCGACACCGAAGAGTGCCGCCGCGTCGCCGCCCAGCGAGGGGCCGACGACGATGGCTAACCGCAACCCCGTGGTGATGAGCGACGTCGAGGCCGAAGCTGCCGCGATCGGAGACCCCAAGCGGGCCGAAATGGTCAAGCGGGTCACCGAGATGGACCCGCCCTCGCGGGCCTCGGCCGCGGTCAACCTGCTGATCAGCGGCGCCTCCTACGCCGACATCACCAAGGTGCTGGACTACCGCAACGTCGAGGAGACCAAGCGGGCCATCTGGGGTGCGATCGGGTCCCTGGACATCGACGAGTACCGGCGCAACCAGGAACGCGAGCTGATGGCGCGGCGCCTGAACAAGCTGGTGTCCTCCGGGTGGAAGCGGGCCACCAACCCCAACGACCCCGACCACATCGCCTACCAGCGGCTCATGCTGGCGATCATGGACCGGCAGGCCAAGCTGTTCGGCCTGGACGCGCCCACCGAGTCCATCGTGTACACCCCCTCCCAGCAGGAGATCAACGACCACGTCGCCCGGGTGCGCAACCTGGTCATCGTGGAGTCCGGGGACGTCGAGGCCGACGTGCTGGAGGGTGAACGTGACGCGTCCTGACTGGCAGGAGACCATCACCGCTGCCGTACGGGCCTCCGAAGGGTCGCGGCGTCGGCCGGCGATGACGTTCAACGTCGACATCGGGCTGCGGCTCATGCTCGGCGCGGCGGCCGAGTCCCGGGGGATGGGGGCCTCGGCCTACGCGCGACGTGCGCTGTGCGCGTTCATCGCGCACGACCTGGGCCTGCCGTTCGACTCGGTCACGAAGTTCTGCCCCGCCGTGGACGACCCCGACAACCTGCAGGCGAAGCAGGCCAAGGGCGGCGCGATCCGGGCGGGGAAGCTGCACAAGGGCGGCAAGATCAGCCACACCCGCGACGACGGCACCGGGTACGGGTCCTGGGTGGTGTGCGATGGCTGACCAGTTCGACCCCGACCTGCCAAAGCGGTGGACCCCCAGCGCGCAGGCCAAGTACCTCGAGCAGATGCGGACCACCGCCCACCCCAAGGCGTGGTACTGCCGCAAGGGGCGCACCTGCGACGGCAAGCCGCACGACGCCTACGACTACTCCCACGCCCGGGCCGACCAGTGGCCCCCGCCGATGAACGAGGACTGGGAGCACTGGATCATGTCGTCCGGGCGCGGCGCCGGCAAGACCCGGTCCGGGTCGGAGTTCGTGCGCACGATGACGCGCTACACCGGGCGTATCGCGCTGATCGCGTCCACCAGTGCTGACCTGCGTGACGTCATGATCGAGGGCGAGTCCGGGATCCTGCGCGTGTGTGAGAACGCCGGGTACCTGCCGCACTGGGAGCCGTCCAAGCGCAAGATCACCTTCCCCAACGGGGCGATCGCTACCGGGTACACCGCTGAGGAACCCGACCGTCTGCGTGGCCCGCAGCACGGCGCCGGGTGGCTGGACGAGCCCGCCCACTGGAAGAACGTCGAGTACGTGTGGGACATGTACTCCTACGGGCTGCGTCTGGGAGCTGCGCCCCGTACCGCGATCACCACCACCCCCACCCCGATCCAGTGGCTCAAGGACATGATCGCGGAGCCCGGGTCCCGGGTGGTGACGGTGCCGACGTTCATCAACGCCGACAACCTCGCGCCCCGGTACATCAAGCGGATGAAGGAACGCTACGAAGGCACCAGGCAGGGCCGCCAGGAGCTGTTCGGAGAGATCCTGACCGACGTCGAGGGCGCGCTGTGGAACGAGGAGCTGCTGGACGACACCCGCGTCGACCACGCCCCGGAGCTGACGCGCATCGTGGTGGGGGTCGACCCCGCCGGCACCAGTAACAAGCGTTCCGACCTCACGGGCATCGTGGTGGTCGGCATGAGCGCCGAGCGCGAGCTGTACGTGCTCGGCGAGTACTCCGGGAAGTACACCCCGCACGAGTGGGCCATCAAGGTCCGTGAGGTGTACCAGCGCTGGGGAGCGGACGCGATCGTGGCCGAGAAGAACTACGGCGGCGAGATGGTCCGCACCGTCCTGGACACCGAGCTGGACAGCTTCGCTCGGGTCATCGACGTCACCTCACGGCAGGGCAAGTTCATCCGTGCAGAGCCAGTTTTCTCCCTGTTCGAGCAGCGGCGCGCCCACATGGTCGGCCGCCACAAGGACTTGGAGACCGAGCTCGTGGAGTGGGTTCCGGGGAAGGGGAAGTCCCCGGACCGCCTCGACGCGATGGTGCATGCCAGCCATGAGCTGCGTGGTGAGGGCGGGCCGATCGAGATCGCGGTGCCCAAGGGGCGCCTGCGCTCGTCGCTGCCCACCGGGATGGATCTGAACGTGCTGGACCTGCTGGCCAGCACGCACCGCAGGAACCAGGGAAAGGACGGTCTGGGTGCTGTCGCATGAATGGTGGGTGTACGCGCTTGCGGGGCTCACCTCATCGGTCGCCGTCGGGCGCATCGTGCGCCTGCTGGTGTTCGACGACTTCCCGCCGACCAAGGCGCTGCGGGACTGGTGGATCACCAAGCTCACCAAGGGTGGGCCGTGGTCGCAGATCTTCAAGTGCGGGTTCTGCATGTCGGTGTACCTCACGCCGCTGTCCTGGGCGTGGGCGTGGATCAGCAACCTGCACTGGACCTGGTGGGCAGCACACCTGCTGGTCGCATGCATGTACCTGGCGGCGATCATCGTCGCCTACGACCAACCCGAATAGCACGTAGCAGTACCGAGTAATCACACAAACAGGGTCAGGCCGCGGACCCCTTCCAGTACCTCCAGGGAGGGACGATGCCGCGCGCGCCTCGACGTAGCAGCAGTACACCCACAGACCGGGGCAACGCTCTCGACGCGGCCGTTGAGGGCGTTGCTCCACGCACGATGATCGCCGCCGCTCAGCGGGTCACCTCCGGGACCGACATCCGGAAGGTGGCGCAGTCCACCAACGGGTGGGCGAAGCAGGCGTGGATCTACTACGACACCATCGGGGAGTTCAGGTACGCCGTGGACTGGGTCGCGCAGATGATCGCCAAGGCGGCCATCACGCTGACCCGTAACGGCAAGCCCGTGCCCGACGGCGACCCCGCCGTAGCGCAGGTGCCGTGGCTGGGAGACCTGTTCGGGTCCCCGCAGGTGCGCACCGAGATGCTGCGCAGCATCGGCATCCACCTGACCGTCGCCGGCGAGTGCTACCTGCTGGGCACCACCCGTGGTGGGCGCGACCACTGGCAGATCGCCGCCGCGTGCGAGCTGACCCAGCGCGGGAAGAAGTACTACCTGGGCGGGGCAGAGGTGGAGTCCAGCGGGACCCCGTTCCTGCTGCGGATCTGGCGGCCCCACCCCCGCAAGCCGTCCGAGGCCAACGCGCCCTCCCGGGCCGTGCTGCCGATCCTGGCCGAGATGGACGCCCTGACCAAGCGGATCTTCGCCGAGATCGACTCGCGCCTGTCCGGTGCGGGCATCCTGTTCGTCGCCTCGGAGTTCGAGCTGCCCGCCCCGGTCACCGGCAACGAGCGGCAGGGCAGCACCGCCGACCAGTTCCAGGCCGCGCTGAACGCCGCGATCACCGAGGCCATCGGGGACCAGACCGCCGCCTCTGCGCGGACCCCGATCGTGGTCACCGTGCCCGGTGACCGGATCGACCAGGTGCGGCACCTGACGTTCGCCACCCCGATGGACGAGCGGGTCAAGGAACTTCGCGACGAGGCCATCCGCCGCCTGGCGCTGGGCATGGACCTGCCGCCGGAGATCATGACCGGGATGGGCGACACCAACCACTGGACCGCCTGGAACGTTGACGAGTCCGCGATCAAGGCGCACGCCGAGCCGCTGCTGGACCTCATCACCGACAGCCTCACCATGGGGCTGCTGTGGCCGCTGCTGCAGGCCGCAGGCATCGACAACTTCGATGAGTACGCCATCACCAGCGACACCGCCGAGATGCGGCTGCGCCCGGACCGGTCCCGGGAGGCGTTCGAGCTGTACGACCGGGGCGTGATCGACGCGGTCGCGTTGCGTCGCGAGGTCGGGTTCGACGAGGCCGACGCCCCCAGCGACGCCGAGGTGCGGGAGTTCTTCCTGCGCAAGGTCGCCGCCGGGCAGACCACGCCCGAGCTGGTCGCTGCTGCGCTCAACGAGCTGGGTATCGACCTGGGGCAGATGGAGTCCGAGGTCGACACCTCCCGGGCGGTGGAAGCACGCCCGACCCCGTCCCTGCAGCAGCACCCCAACGAGGGGCCGCCCGAGGACGGCATCGTGCCGCCGCCGGCGCTGATCAGCGCGGCCGACGTCATCGTGCAGCGCGCCCTGGAGCGTGCCGGTAACCGGCTGCGGACCAAGACGGGCAGCAAGCTGACCTGTCCCGCCGGGGAGCTGTACCTGCACCAGCCGGTCTCCCCGTCGCTGGCCGACGACATCCTGACCGACGCGTTCGGGTCCCTGCACCGGTACATGGCCTGCCGGGACGTGGCCCAGGACGTGCTCGAGCCCGCTCTGGACGCCTACTGCCGGGCGCTGCTGACCACCGGGCGTGCGCACACCCCGGAGCTGATGGCGCCCTACCTGGCGCGGGCGCTGTCCATCGACGAGCGGAAGGCGGCGTGATGGTCGAGCAGAAGGTGTCCGAGAACGTCGCCGACACCAAGGGGGCGCAGTTCGAGGTGTGCTGGTGCTCCGACGACCAGCACTCCAAGCGGTCCCGTAGCGCCACCCCGATCAAGGCGCTGCCCGGGGACCCCGGGCGTGGGGGAGCGGACAAGCCGCACCTGATCGGTGTGCGGACCTTCGAGGTCGTCTGGCGGGTGGAGGCATGAACACCCTGCAGCTGGCCGGCGACGTCGATACCTTCGCCGCTGCGCGCTCTGCGCGCCTGGACGAGCAGGACACCGAGCTGCGGCCCGTGGTCGAGGCAGCTCTGGCCGCACGCCGGGACGGGGACCCCGACTGGGCGGCCGAGCTGGCTGTGGCCGCTGGTGTGCTCTGGTCGGAGATCTACGAGACGGAGGGCGGTCAGGCGGGCGCACGGAACGTCGACGAGTTCGTAGGGCGCCTGACCGCCCACCTGGACGCTACCTCGGATGTGCCCGCCTCTCAGCGCGAGGCGCAGATCGAGCGCATCACCTACTGGGTTGCGGTGTTCACGCTCAACGACGCGACCGTGGCGGCCGTGGAAGGCGCCCCGAGCGTGTTCCTGCGGTGGGTCACGATGCGTGACGAGGACGTGCGCGCCACCCACCGTGCTCTGGAAGGACAGACCATCGTCCCCGGCGGTACGTTCAACGTGAACGGGAACCCCCTGCACTACCCGGGGGAGCCTGTCGGGCCGCCAGAGATTTGGATCAACTGCCGTTGCATGGCAATGCCGATTCCTGGAGGCGAGATGGGCACCGCGATCACTGCTGCTACCACCCCCGGCGCGATTGCGGAGGTGGACGACGTCGACGACATGATCCAGGTCGAGGACGTCGAGGACGAGGAGCTGCCGCCCGAGTGGGACGAGGACGTCGACATCGAGGTCCCCTGGCACGGGGTGCTCGCGGTCGAAGGCATCCCCACCGGGGACCTGCGCCGGTTCGCCTCACAGGCCATCACGTTCGACCAGTTCCCGCTGCCGCTGACCTGGCAGCGCCTGTCGGCTGACCGGCACGACGGGTCGGTGGTCATCGGGCGCATCACCAACGCCTGGACCGGGACCGACGGGCTCGTGTACGGCGAGGGCATGTTCCGGATCTCGCCGGAGGCTGACGAGGTCATCGACATGATCGCCAACGGGGACCTGCGCGGGGTGTCGGTCGAGCTGGACTCCATCGCGATGGAGTACTCCGACGTCGACGGTCAGCCCATCAACCTCGAAGAGATGACCGCCGAGACCGAGGTCTACCAGCACCTGACCGCTGGGCGGGTCCGGTCGGCAACGGTGCTGCCGGTAGCGGCGTTCGCGGAGTCGTACGTTGCGCTGGGTCCCTGGGACCAGAGCGACCTGCCCGACGACGCGCCGCTGGTCGCCTCGTGTGCGCCGTGCATCGCGGCCGAGCTGGACGCCTACAGCGCCGACCTGGCCGCGTTCGCGATCTCCGACGGGTCCTGGGACGGGTCGGCGTCCCGGTTCTCCGATGACGAGTGGATCCGCTCCACGATCGTGGACCGGGGGCCGAGCTTCGACACCCCCAAGACGCGGTTCGCGGTCCCGATCCGCGAGCCCAACGGTGACCTGTCCCGGGCTGGTGTGCACGCCGCTGCCGCCCGCCTGGACCAGGTCGACGCGCCCGCCGAGGCGATCGCCTCAGCGCGCCGACGCCTGGTGGCCGCGTACAAGCAACTGGGGGAGGAGGCCCCCGAGTCGCTGACTGCTGCAGCGTTCGCGCCCGGCACGCACGACGGGCCGGGGTGGATCACCCACCCGCAGGACACCCAGCGTCTGCGGACCTACTGGACGCGCGGCAAGGGCGCGGCCAAGATCCGCTGGGGTCAGCCCGGCGACTTCAACCGGTGCCGGCGTCAGCTGGCCAAGTACGTGCCCAACCCGTCCTACCTGGCCGGCACGTGCGCGAATCTTCACTACGTCGCCCTGGGCGTGTGGCCCGGGCGTGAGACTGCCTCAGTCGAGGTCACTGAGGCAGGTGTGCTGGCGGCGTCTGGCGAGGCGCCCGAACCGGAGGTGGCCGCGGCGCCGTCAGCACCCAACCCCGTGATCGACCAGGCCGCGCTGCCCAAGGCCGAGTGGTTCAAGGACCCCGGCCTGCCGATGCCGACGCCGATCACGATCTTTCAGGACGAGGCCACCGGTCGGTACCGGGTGGTGGGGCACGCCGCCGCGTGGGGGGTGTGCCACATCGGTCTTGGCCTGTCGGTCGGGGCCGACGGGTGCACCACCGCACCCCACTCGAACACCGGGTACGCGC